AAATAAACAAGAGAACTAGAAACTAAAGGAAGGTGTTATCATTATCTTGCCATCTTTTTCAATTGTATAATCTTGAAGACTATCTCCAAATTTGTATCCATAGACTTCAAAAGACATATTAAATTTCTTGTTCAAAATAAGTAGGATTTTCTCTGTGAGCATGTTTCTATTTAATGATTCAAACTCCATTTGTGCTTCCTGTGGGCTCAAGTTATTTAACTTAACTTCATCTTGAATGATTATTGCTAAATCTATTTTGAGCAATGATGCTTGAAGATCTATTGCAGAAGTTCTCCTTGAGTAATCAGAAATGTGTAATGACTTTAGAAGTGTCACATAATTCTTAAAGAACTCATGTCCATCTACATCTAGAGCATGGTATCTTTCTATACCTTGTGATTCCCTTAATCTTGTTTCAAGTTTGAATAATGTAGTCTGAAGTTTTGCCTTTATATGTCCCCGTGAGTGTTCAAGAGAATACTTGACATCTTCTATTTTTTCTTTAAGAACTTCAATTGGCTCACTCTCCATAGTTGATATAGTTTGATCTAATGAGTAATATGCATCATCTTCATCAATTGGTCCATCTAAACCATCATGCTTCTTTGCCATGATCATGAATATCTTCCGACATATAGGTGATCTATATATTGACTTTATCTCTTTTATGATGTTTGATATATTTAAACCAGAGACAATTTCAGATAAAGATAAAATTCTATCAAAGAATTTCCGTCTTGGGAATGTCATTTCAATCTGCCTATCCATATACAGGTGATTAATTCCATCTATCATAAATGATTTTAGATATTCTCCAGTCTGTTCAATTAATTCATCATTTATAGGACTTATGTATTCAATACCAGATGCTTCCTCATCTATCATTTCCTTTGCCCAGTCAAACTCTGAGGCATCTATCTCTCTGCTTGATATTGCTTTCAATGTCATCATGACTAAATCTTCATCTACACTATCATCATAGTCATCAGGTTCTATTTTATTGAGTCTTTCATTAAGGAGATGAGAACGGAGGAGATCAGAGAAATTTAGGATATCCCACTCACAATGAACTTCACCCTTTTTTAATCCCTGCCAAAACCCTCTGAAAGTATTATTGAGAGGGACATCACATAATACTCTTTCGTACTCTTCTATTGGGAGAGGCACTGCTCTATGCCAACATGACATGTAAGTACTTGAAAATGTTCCATCTGTAGGATCCCAATCTGAATTTTTTATCTGATGAGATAGGACAGTATAGGATTCATCCTGATCTCTTGCAGTTGCTGTAATTTTTACTGATCTATTCGTGACATCTAAATTCCAGACTTGTTGATGTATACCTGACAATATGTCTATAGAAATATTTGGATTAATGGTGACTGGGTAGCAAGTTGTGTCTGAATGTCTAAGTCGGATGTTTCCTGACTTTGATAACTTAAACTTAGTTTTTATTAATCCTATATCTGTTGCTTCTACCTTAAAGGATCTCATGATTTCAGACAACCCAAATCCTACTTCTCTTAAATTATTGGAATTTCTGAGTTCAATGTTTATGCAATGGTCATCTAACAATTGTATCCTACAGTCAGTGGAAGATATTTTCCCTATCCATATACCTTCACCTTCATACTTATTTCTTTTCTCAGAATTATGATTGTAGATTTGACGTTGAACAAAAATGCCAAACACTCCTTTATGAATAGAGTTTAACCTTGCCATAATCTGCAGCTTGTTTTCACCATTAAGCAAGTCATGCATTATTTTTAACACCTTATTGTTATCAGATATTGAAGAAAATGGTTGATGCAATTCATCATTATATTTTATTTTCTCAGAACACATTCTAATTTTCTCAGACTTATTTAATGGGAAAGTGCAAATGGAGGAAAGCTCAGATCTTAACGTATTTATAGATGACTCAGATCTTGAGAATTGCAGTTTGGATTTAGGCCAAAATATTCTACTAAGTGAATAAGCTGTTGATCCTGTCCTTGTACTTGTATCAAATAAAGTAATTCTTCTTCCCTTTAATGTCAAGCCTTCTAGTAAATTTTTTAACTCTAACATGCATGTCCCAAGGACTTTGTTAGTCTCTTCTGCAGTATCCTGCAAAAAAGGAAAATCTTCTTTCATCATTGCCCAGAATTTTGGGATTTGCTTATTGGATAGGGCAACTTTCCCTATTCCCCACCATTTACGTTTGCATAACTCCATAATTGATATACTATGTATCTCTGCTTCAATAATTGTTAAAGTTACCTTTCCTTTTGGTTTCATTATGGCATCCTCTATAATAGAAGTTTTCAAAGAATCTAGATCCTTCTTTATTTGATTATACTGTTTCCAGTAAGGAAAGAATCTTTTAGTACATTCTATCTTGCTGATACTTGAATCTAGATCATGATTGAAATCTTTTAATGTTCTTCTCCTTCCTTGCTCTAATCTTTTTAGCAACACAGCTAATAAGGATAGCTTATCCTTTGAAAAATTGGTAGATAGACATGGTCTAGAAAATAGGTACATGGAAGATGTTGCTGTTCTGGCAAGGGAACTGAAAGTACTAAGACTTTCTTTAACACCTGGTGCAAATATCTTGACAATAAGATGAGGATATGAATCTTCCCAAGAAACATGTCTTCCAAATAGCAATAGTGGATCATTATCAAACTGCTTAATAGCCTTCTCTGCTGAAGTTACATCAAATTTATCTCGTACTGATTCCCATGTGGACAGATGACCATGTCGTAATTTGACTCCCCTTAAATCTCTAGCTACAGTTTTAATTTTTTGCCCTGAGTATGTATACATATTTTGTGGGTCCTCCTCATCTAATTCAGGTAAATATTTGGAATAATCAGTTTGTATGGAGTGCCAATAAAGATTGTAATCATATCCAGGAATTCCAGAACAATAATCAGAGTCATGAATGAAGTATCCCAGAGAAGGGTCCTTGACCTTTAATAAAAGCTTGCATATTATATCAGATAAATCAGAGCTTTGGAAGCCCATCATTAAATAATGTAACCATGATTGACAGATTTGAATTACTGATGCTGTTAAAGTTGAACAACCACCTTCAATACAATCCTTTAGGGCATTATATTGCGTTCTAAATCTATCAATGAATCTATGTGTAGTACTCATTGTGAGTGCAGCTGATATCCATCTGAATGTTGGTTTTATAGGCATACCTGCAACAAACCATTCTGAATTATATTCAAAAACCTCAAGAGCTGATATAGTGGTTTTGGCATCACTATTGTTAATGCTGGCATATTCTGATAACTTTTCTTTCCAGAATAATAATCTATGGGCAAGAGTAACAGTTTTCTTTGTGTAACCTCCCTCTATGGTTAAGAGTGCCCCAGAGTCATCACTGCCATATATGATAGACATGTGATGATTGATGTTTAATGACTTTAAGATCTCTTTACATATATCTAAATGTATTTCCATGTTACTACCCTGTTTAAATGAGCTCCATCGATGCCATATTCCTTGCCACATTCCCCATTCTATTAATATCTTATTATTCTTAATGCCACAAACTGATCCAGTTCCTGTAAAGAATTCCTTTCTTAGTCGTTCATAGAACTCATTTGATTTAACATCTTTGTTGGCAATGAAATTAGATGCTAATTCAACTGGAAAATTTAATCTTTTGTGTGGCCATAAGGAAAATGTGGATAATAGAAAGTTATGGAATGCAGGGGGCACTGTATAAGCAGCAATATATGCAAATGTTAAGATATGGTGTCTCTGGCACCATTTTGTTGCATCTGCTGATTTACAGAAGGTTACAGGGGATCTCATGTTAAGTTGTTGTACTTCCTTATAGTGTGTTCTTACAAAGTGTTTTTTTGTATCTGGGTTACAAGTTGTCTCAGATTTAAAGTATGAGCATAGTTCAAATGCTATCATTTCACCATAGTACTGCACAATTCTTGCAGATACCTCCAAGACATGAATTTCTCTTACACCCATGTGTTGTGGTTTTGAGAAAATATCTGAGTCAATATAACCCTTATCTAGTAATCTGTTTAAACACCATGGTGCTAACTCCACAAGATGATAAGGGGATCTCTTAAATTCTAGTTTGAAAATTTCTATTAGCTCTTTTAATGCAACAATGACCTTAGGTCTCTTCTCTGCCTCCTTCTTATTCATCTTTCTGATTGCTGCATTGACAACCCATGTCTCTTGCCCTATTAATTCATCATCTATAATTAGATCTTGCGAATGGTCTCTTGCACTTGCTTTTAATGTACTTATTTCTTCAAAGCTTGTGCTGGCTGCCTTCCTAATTATGTCTTGATGTATGACTGACTCAAAATTCTCTCCTAGTTGATCAATTAATTTTTTTCTCATTCTTTGAGCAATGAATCTCATATAGACCTCATCTGACTCAAATAATGAGGGTTTTGATAATAATGTGATTGCTTTGGCCTTTAAATCCTTGGCAGCATATTCTTCTTTTAAGATTTTCTTCACAATTTTAAAACTTGAATCTGCCCCTCTTGCCTTTGTAATGACATATCCATAATAGAACTCATTTATTTTCTCATTGAGAGTTATCTGCTTCCCTGTAAATATGCTTTTAATGTTTAGGAAATCAATTGTGGTTGTATTTTCATCAATTATCCTAGGAGCTTTTACAATTGGTTCAATGCGTAAAGAATCCATCATCCATAGAGTTTTATGTAGCAAGAAAGCAGTTAATCTAGATCTTAGAATATCAGGTAGACGTGAGATAAAGAAATCAGGATTGGGTTTTATTTCCTCCATGCTTCTCATCCATAAAAATCTTTGAGAACCTACTAATTCCTCTGAGTCAAGTTTATTATTAACATGTAAGAGGAATATTGAGTTGAATGTTTCTTTGTAGTGGTCACTTAGAGCTCCAGGTACATCTTGTGAGCATTCAGATAAAAACATGTAAATACTAGACATATAGGGTCCTGTTTTCACAAAATGGTCAATACCAGATTCATTTATCGATGACCAATCAGTATATAGGTAATTTTTACTTGAGAACAGCATTGGCCCTACCCTTCCTGGGTCAGCTGATATGTATCTATCCTTAGGAATACCAAGAGAAAAAAACACATGAGTTTTTGTAGGCTTTATGATTAAGTGAACACCTGAAGGGCTTACTTTATGATACATCTGTAGACCAGAAGAATAGTGTTTATAAGTGTATGATAACTCCATGACAATTTCAGAAATGAAAGAACTCAAAAAGATTATTTCTCTAGATGTAATGAAATCAAATGCATCTAAAGATGATATTTGGTCACTGACTTTCCCATTTGAGAGCTTATCATCTTTGATTAACTTAATTATATTTTTATGAATGCTTTGAGAAGAATCATCATGCCAGCGTTTTGATTTTATAAAGTCCTGAATATCTTGTGTGTCCACTGATGGATGAAATGATTTCTTAGTTTCAGCATACTTGAGTACAAGTTTTTTTTCTCTTCTAAGTTGCTTCCTTCCTATGCCGGAAGCTGCTAAATCTATTTTTTCATCTTGAGATAATATAGGAGTAAATCTTGTTTTCTTTTTTATCTCATGTCTCTCGTACTCTTTCAAACCAAGAGATTCCATTACCTGAATGTTTAAGCTCACATTTTCTTTCTTTGCATATAATGCTTTCTCCCATATTGATTTCAATTCGCTTGGCATATCATTAGATGTAGAGGGATCCAAGAGGGGATATGACATAACCTGCTCTTGGTCAAAATTCTTGTTGTGTTGAAGCAGAGGGAAGATGGTTATTCGTTTTTTATCATGCCTGCACTCATGGTGCTTAAACTTTTCAATATATGACATTACACTAGGATATTCTGGGATTTCTCCTGTCCTATCATATGACTCAGACAACATGTGGGATATATGTTCTTTATCATTTACATTAAGAGGAGTAATGATTTCATTCATGGATTGAGGAAATCCAGGAGAGTCAAGTACCCTGAAAGATTGATTAAGACATGATTCTGACATTAGCTGATCATGAGATGAAAATTCATGGAAAATGTCTCTACCTAATGTATCAGATATTAAAGCCTCCAACTCTCTTCCTGTTTTAAATCTAGAGCAAAGTTTGAATACAATATCATCTCTCAAAATTAGATTTGATGTAATCTTATTTCTGCCCACAATCAAAACATATAAGCTATATGTTGGCAGTCTATCCAAAATGTACTTATACTTATTAATTTTGTCTAGAGCTTCATCTTCTAAACCTTCTTTTGTTGTTTTCATAGTTGTTCCAACTTCTGCAACAATTATGTTAATTGGATCTATGAAATCTGGTGTCATATCCCTTTCAACTCCTTCTAGATCAGAGATTATTGTTGTTAGCTTCATATCAGTTCCTCCTTTTAAGTTACCACAAACTAAATTATGCCTTATTTGTCTCAAATGATCACTATATTCACAGAATTCTTTGGTCTCATACCCGACCACACTTATCTTTAAGTGAACATGGGTATCTAAAGATTTTAATTTAGATAATTCTCTATTACTAAGTAGACCACATCTTGGTCCTACTTGTAATGTTTGAATATTTATCTTTGGTTGTACTATGTCAGTAGAGTTATATGTCATAACATCAGGAATTTCGTCATTTGAACCTTCCTTTTGCCCCATCTCTATAATGTCTAAAAGTTGAATCTCCTTACCAATCTTATCATTAGAGCATATTGTTGATAGTTCATCATAGAACCCATAGAATGAGGTATCTTGATATCCTTGAGAATAAGTTAAATGATAGACATCATCATAGCTATGGAATAAGTAGTATACATATTCATAGCTATCAATGTTCACACTCAAAAGATTTAGCAATGAAACATATCGTATAACTGTAGGACATTGGTGTAGACATCTAGATAAGAAAATCCTCTGATTAACCCACCTATTAATTATTTCAATATCTCTTGTTTCAGATATTCTCACATTTCTTCTACGTAGTCCATTAATAATGTTATCTAATGGCATGAGGTAACAGTAGCCTTTATCAGTACTGATCTTAATATCTCTATCTTCAATGCCATCTCTTATAATGGCTTCCATTGTTTCCTTCAACTCATATATCTCCATCTTCATGGAGTTGTTGTCTGTCTTATGAAACGGGAGGCGATAGAGTTGTTGAGAAGTCATGTCATCCATATCATAAGAATCCACATGATTACTTAACACCTCATCCATGAGTAGTACCATATGCTTGGTAAGTTCAGACATGTTAATAGCTTTTGATTGAAACAATTTATATGCTGTAGGAGCATCAGATAATTCTAGAATCTTAGACATGATCTCTCCTGGAATAACCATGTTATTGATCTTGTTAACCATTGAATTATTATTCATTGTGATTCTGTTATCTATTTTCCTGGTTATTTG